CATCATATTGTGGTAATGGTCTTGATTTATCTGAATGTGGTAGTTTTATACCTTTCTTATATTTTGTAAATTTAAAAGGTTCTTGTAATATAAATGATTTTGCATTTGGGTAAATGTTAGAAACTTTTTCCCATTCTTCATCTTTCCATGCATGTAAATAAACATCGGTATCATAATTTTCTACGATATATTTCCATGTTCTTTCATATCCCTCTTCAACTCTTCTGGGTAATCCAGATAACAACAATGCTACTTTCATATTACAAATATACGAAATTATTTATGATTTTCCAAATAATATTTTAAATCTTCTGGTGTTCCTAATCCCCACATTTTTTCAATATCAAATGTTTTGATTTTTTTACCATCACCGATTGCTTCATTAAATACTGGACAAGTATAAAATTCGTTATTTGTTCTGATATTTTTTTCAATCATTTGTTCTGCATATTTTACATAATCAGAACCTTTACTCCAATAATAAACACCAACAGTTGCTATATCTGAAATTGGGTTCTTTTCTGCAACTTCCGTAACATATCCATATTCATCAACTTTGGCAAATGACCATTTAGGGTGTGTTGCATGGAATGTTACAATACCACCATCAACTTCTTGTTCAATCATTTTATACATAAATTCATTTGAATCCCATTCTAAGAATTGGTCAGAATTTGCCATAACTAATGGAGCATCTGAATTGATATATTCTTTTGCTAAAAGTGTTGTACATGCTGCACCTTCCGTTAAACCATCTACTTCTACAATTTTACAATTGGGAGTGATTAGGTTTAATAGAGTATCCAAATTATATTTTGCTCTATGTTCTTTTTGAACTACATAAATAAAAGTTGCATCGATATTAAGATTATCAACTACAACTTGAATCATCGGCTTACCCTCAACTTCAATAAGTGGTTTTGGGAATGTGTAACCTGCTTGTTGGAATCTACTTCCTGCTCCAGCCATTGGAATAAGAACATTCATCTTACCACCTTGCCATTTTGGAATACTCATATACTTATTTTCTTTTAATTTTGTTTCTATTTTTTCTAATGTTAAATCCATTGGATTATCTACTCTTAATACATTTGCTCTACTTCTACTTGCAGCTAATAATCCATGCGGAGAATCTTCTACGATTAGAGTTTCTTCTGGTAAACACCCCATCATACTCATTACCTTCCAATACATTTCAGGATGTGGTTTAGAATTCTTTACATCCTCATTAGAGATGATTAAATCCATAAACTCAATTACACCTATTTTAGCTAACATAACTAATACTGAACGTCTAATTGAGTTTGATGCAACTGCTAACTTATATCCTCTATTTCTCAATTCTTTGAATAACTCAATTTTTTGTAAATCAAGTTGTAATTGTGAAATAGCTTCAATTGTAAGTTGTTGTTTTCTATTCCAAACAGTTTCATAGGTGTTTGGATGTAATCCTTTATTTTGTGTGAGTAGTTCTAATTTCTGATTAGTCTTTAAACCATCATAAATTGAAAGATGTTCTGCTTCTGAAATAACATATTTATCACTTTTACCAATTTCCCAAAGGGCTTGGTTTAGGGTTTTATAATGTATATCTTTAGCCTCAACTAATACACCATCTAAATCAAATATAATTAGTTTTGTCATTTTCCGTATTTTGCCCAATCGTTGTGTTTGAATAATCCTTCGTTGTGTCCAACTTTGAAATCTTGTCTTGGCCACCAATATGCAATCTTTCTCTCCAAATCAATACCCTCACCCATAAAAGGTTCAATCACATCTAAATAAAATTGTTTCTTATAAAGACATGGATTGTTTGTCCAATTACCATAACGAGATGTGGTATGGAACATATCTTCCGATTTTTTAATTTGTTCTGGGAATTCAATATCAGGTTCACACCAATGAACCGAATCTAAAAGATGTGGTGATGTAACTTCATGCCAATCATCATAGTAAGTTAGTTCTCTTCCTTTATATTGGAATGAAAAATGTGGATGACCAGGGTCTTTTCTATGTCTTAAACGAACTACATCTAAACCCATTTCAATTGCTTGATAACTTCTTTTTAATGTGTTATATGTCGTTTCTTTATCTTCAATAAGATTCCAATCATGCTCTAAAATTAAAACATAATCAGTTTGTGCATTTTCGGTTAAACGTTTGAATGCTTTACCAATACCTATATTTTGTTGTAATCCGATACAATCAATACCAAAATGTGATGCAATCTTTACATCCTCTTCCGTTACTTCTTGAAAAAGAATAGTAATATCATTTACAATATCTAACAACCCATTTTGGTAATAAGTTGTCAAAGTATCTACCAGAACTTGACCAGAATGCCATGCAAGAATTCCTACTGAAATTGGTAGTTTAGTTGTAGTATTGTTTAACATGATTCCAAATTTGTTTTATGATATGTTTTTTATTTGTATGACCTCCCATTCTATTACCTGTAAAATGCCATACATACGAATCATTTATGAATTCACCATCATCGTATTTACTCATCACCATATTGTTCCACTCCCAACCTAAAAATTTAATTTCCTTTGGCAAGTAACCATTTTCATCTACATATAAATCATACATAATAATGTTTACAGGTGTTTGTTCACATGCATTCGGACCAGTTGGACCTACTTTATAGAATGATGACCAATACTCATGATATTTTGGTATTTCCTTTCTGATTGCTAGATATTTTTCTTTTGAAAGTAATACAAATCCGGTATTACAATAATTCATTGGAGGTGTTTTGATATTTGGGTTTAAATCTTTCCATTGGTCTAAATGATATTTACCAACTTTTGGGCCTCCTGCATCTCTAACCATACCCATATCATAATCCTTAGCAACTTCAAATATATTAGGTGCATCCCAACGTATCATTGTATCTGAATCCACTAAAATAACTTTATCGTAATCTAAGTTTACTAATCTCTCATCATACCAGGGCTCATAACATCCATTACCCCACGGCTCAAAATCGTATTCTTTCTTTTCATTAGCAATGATTAATTCAATACCCCATTTATTACAATAGTATTTCCAACTTTCAATACCTTCAGGCCATTCAGTATCGAATCCATTATATGCCGGTATGAATATTAAATTTTTACCCATTTTGTAATTCAGAATAATAGTTATTTTGTTTCTCTTGTCTTACAATATCTTTGTGATGATATAGAGAGAATTGTTCTTCTGCTGGAAAATTTGAGAATGTATTATAACCGGTGATTTGTTCGTGAACTTTATTCATCCAAACTACATCATCGGTATTTTTGTAAATTCTTGTTTGGTAATCTGGAAAATTTACCCATCCTTTTTCATTTACATTCCATTTCCATTTCTGAATATGTTTGTTAGTTAAACCTTTGACAGTATTAACTCTTGGAACGAATACAATATCTACCGGATTTGAATCTAATACATCACCTAAAATTTCAATTAGATATTCATGTGGAACTTCATCCGCATCAATTTGAAAAATATAATCTTTAGTGCAGAATGATTTTAAATTATTTTTGAATGATGCAAAATCATTATCAAGTGGAAATGAAATCAATTTATGATTATCATGCATCATATCCATTACATTCAGATATTCTTTGACTTCTTGAGTTGCAGAGGATGAATCATATTGAATTACAATTTCATCTTCCTCTCTTATATGTAATTGTAAAAAGTTTAATAATGTAGTTATTTCTTCTAACTCATTACAAACTGTTATTGCGTAACTAATACTAGCCATCGTTTTCGTTTATTTCTTTTTTAATATCAGTATGTCTTGTTGAAGCAGTATTACCTTCTTTAAATACTTTTTGTAAGAATCCTTCCTCAAATCGTATTTCCCACACATTTTGAATTTTATTAAGAAAATAAGTTCTATAATTATCCATTATAGGCAAATATACTTTGGAATTATTTTTTATATAACTTTCAAAAAGTTGTCTACCATCTTTTGGTAATAACTTTAACAATTCACTTAAAGGTTGGTCTTTTTCAATAGGAATTTTTTTATTCCTTAATCTATTTAGAAGAGATAAAAAATTATCAGGTAAGATATGTGTCAATAATAGACAATGTATCTTACCCTCAAGTTTACCAATCACAAAAACATAACGAGATTCTAATCCTACTTTGGTTGGTGGAACTCCATCTTTATACGTTGAAATACGATATATATTTCTCGGTAAAATTTCAGCTCTACTAACTCTAACTTCAGGTGTTAAAATTTGTTTATATTGATTTGTGAAATTTCTCATTATAATTTCTTAATCTCTGGTAGTTTTAATGGAATGTGTTCTGCAACCTTAATGTATTTTGATAATAACTTACCAAACTCTTCTGTCATTTTATTCAATGAAAACTTATTTCTTATATTAGAACTTAATCCCTTAGATTGTTCTGAATATTTTGAATAATTTTTAAACACATCTAACATTTTTTGTGCTGCAGATGAATAATTTACTGTGAACCATTGTGATTCTGCTAATAAAAACTGATTAGCTGCAGATGAATGTACAGATGTTAATTGTCCATCTAAATATGCAGTGTGAGTTTCTGGTAAGAAATCAACTAATCCACTCCATTTAGAAACCAATATAGGTTTATCAGTCATAGCAAACTCAGCAAGTGGTCTACCATATCCTTCACCTTTTGTAAATGAAACCATTGCTTTTACTTTTGGATGATGATATAAACTAGCAATTTCAGTTGTAGTCATATCTCCAAACAATAAATATACAGGCGGACATTGTTTACCATACTCATTTGTCAATTCCGCGATTTTAACTGCAATATTTTCTCTATCCATTACACTAAATCCGGCAGTTGATGTTTTTAATATCAAACCAGGTTGTTTATCTTTTGGAGTATTTTTGAAAATGGTACAAAATGTTTTAATTAACATACCAACATCTTTTCTATCTTGTCCTAAATCACCACTCAACCAATGACCTACAAATAGAAAATTAAAATCAGTATCAATACCTTTCAATACATCTGAATTGTTTGATTTTTTACCAAAGATTTCAACGTCTACTCCTTCAAATAAAACTTCGATTGGTTTGGTAATTGCTATATCTCTAATCTTTTGACCAGTAGATTTTTCTACTTCTGAAAAAGTTGTTGTTTCTAATACTTTTTTAGTAAATTCTGATGGTACTAAAATTAAATCCATTTTATTACAACCATCGATAAAATCTTTTGGTGCAATAGTGGTTTCAACTCCTGCAGTTACACCTATGTTGTATTTACCAATTGCTTGAAATTCATTAGCAACTGTAACTTGAACATATACATCAGGTTGTTTATCTAAATTTGTGATTATATTATTTATAATCTTTTGACCTAAATCGGTAGTTAAATCAATTTGATTTTGAGGTGTATTACCCCAGCGTGTTGGAACAACCTTTACATCGTATTTATCTAAATCAAATAAACTTTGTAATAAATCTCTTGCATGGTCACCATAACCAGAGCGAGTTGCAACCGGTCCTTGAAATACTAATAATGGTTTACTCATTTCTTAATCGTTTTCTTTGTTCTTCTTGTTTTATACATCTATCGATTGACATCTCAACCAACTTTGTAATATTTTGTAATGTATTTGGTTCGTGTGGTGAATTAAACATTTGGAACTTTACGTTCTCAACTTCTTTATCAGCCAAAACGAATATATAGTAATCATCTACTATACCGGGAGTTTTATATATACTCTCACGAGTTTTTTCTACCCTTTCTTGTTCCCAATCACCAGGAAGTCTTATTATGAATATTGGTTTACTCATATTACTTACCGGTTGAACCAAATCCGCCTGTTCCTCTATCAGAATCAGATAATTCGTCTACTTCCAATAAATCAACTTGTGGATGTGGGATTATAATAATTTGACAAACTCTGTCACCTACTTTGTAAGATTCAGAATCTTTACCATATATTTTATTAAATGTAGCCTGTAATTCACCTCTATAACCACTATCAATTACACCAACTGAATTGCTTAAGTTTAATTCAGTTTTTCTGATAGATGAACGAGGGAATACTAATCCTACAAATCCTTCTGGTATTTCTAACGCGATACCCAATCCGTATGTTATTTGAGTATCGGTATCACCTAATATAGATGTTGCTACCAAATCCAATCCTGCATCACTTTCTTTTGCATATTGTGGAATTACAGCATTAGGATGTAATTTTTTTATTTTTACTTTCATTTTATGCTATTTTATATAAATTAAATCTTTCTTTTGGTTTCCAATTTTGTAAAGCAGTTTCCATACCATCTGCGAGTGTTTTACACATATACTTTGCATTCAATCCTTCATCTTTTAACATCCATTCTCTGCCCGCTAAACCTTTTGATTTTCGGTCTTCTGATGTCATATCGTACCAATAACGGATTGCATCGGAAACTTCATAAATATCAACTTTATCATCAATAATATACGGAGTTGGAACTGAACCTACTAAGGTTTGTACTTTACTGAATACTGGTTTAACCCACTCACCATGTTTTACCTTATCACCCCATTCTCTTACATCATGTAATGACCCAATCTTTACATAATCTTCTGCAGTTAATTCTTTACCATCGATTGTAAATCCACATTGGTCTTGTAATCCACCAGTTACGTTTACGATAATCGGTGTTCCAGCCATTACTGATTCCGCAGTAACTAAACCAAATCCTTCATTACCTGCAATGTTAATTGTAGCATCAGATAAATTATATAACCAATTTAATTGTTCTTGTGAAATACGTGTTTGTGAAAATCTTACATCATAATCTGGGCAAATAGTTTCTTTAACTGCAAATAAATCTGTTCCGTTTTCATCAATTGGAGCAGTATGCATTAATAATAAAACTTTATTTCTATCCTCTTCTGGTAATCCATCTACGAAACGTTTGTAGGCCCAAATAACATCAGATGGTTGTTTACGTCTGATATTACGATTCATCCAAAATAAAACAAATTTGTAATCTTTATCACCTAAAATTGTTTTACGGAAATCTTCAGGTACTTCGATAGGTTTATAAGTTTCAGAATCGATACCATGTGGTACATAACTCACTTGCCAATCTTCCAAAGGTTTGAATGTTGGTTTATCATCACGTTGACCTACTCTTTTTACAATACCATAAGTTTGTTTAGAAATACATCCTAACCAATCACAACTTTCATAGTAATCTCTATTGTATTGTGGGTCTGGTAAATCATCCCAAATATGATAGAAGAAGATAGGAACATTTTGTCTAACCTCTGCTTCCATTTCATATAACCATCTCCAATAACGAGGGTCAGTAAAGTGTAGAATTGCATCTGGTTGATGTCTCATGATTAATTCTCTAAGTATATTTGCATCACCATATCCACTCCACGGAATGATTTTAACTGATGCATCTGCAATACCAGATATTTTTCTAGCATCATCACCTAAATCAATTTCTTTACCATGTTCTGGATGTTGTACCGCTGCACCTAATTGTACCCAATGGTATTTGTCTAATGTCCCAAAAATTAATTGTTTGGATACTGTTGCTATACCAGATGACATTCGAAAATCATCTGATAATAAAAGAATCTTTTTCTTTTGTTGTTCTGCCATTTAAATAAAATTAAAATTGTGAACCACTAGTATGTAGTTCGGAATATTCGTTGATTTCAGTTCTAAAAGCTTCGTCCTCAATATATTTGTTAATGGAACGATTTACCAATTTTTGTAGTGTAATGTTAGAATCAAACGAAAGTTGTTTGAATTTGGAGTAAACATCTTTTACGATTTTTACTGTTGTTAATTTTGTGTTTGTCATAACTCTCTCTCCGTATGTTTTTATATAAATATATATACATATTTTGGAAAAAGATAAAAATTATTGCCAGATTGGACAAATTTTTCTTGCTTTGAATTCACACCAATCACAAGATTTTGATTTATTTGTAGGGAAATCAGTTTGTTTTACCTTACCTTCTTCATCATAGACAGTATCTACAAACTCCATAAAACCCTTCCAAGCATTGTTTACTGATGGTTTACCATTTGGTGGTACAAACTTAGAAATACGTGGGATAGGGAAATCTGCTTTTTCACTAATCTTACGTTTTAGGATTTGATATTCTACTTTGATTTTGTCTAAGGGAACGTTGTATTTTTCTGAATAGAATTTCTTATACAACAACATTTGTGATGTTTTTACTTTATCTGATTTTTGGGAATCAGACCAACCTCTAGTTGATGTTTTTAAATCGATGATGATAATATCACCCGATGATATATCTTTTAATACAATATCAATAAACCCAACAAAATTAACGCCAGGTCTAACCTCTGCGTTTAGTGGTAATTCAATTGATACTAATTCAAATCCACTTTTAGTATAAAGTTTATCTAATTTAGATTTAAAATATTGTAGAATTTGTCTACCATCTCCAAAGAATTCTTCTAATTCTTCTTTTTCACATGGAGTACCTTCTGTCATTTTGGCTTTTTCATTAGTAAAATGTTCTACTAACTTATCCTTTAACATAGTTTCCAAATCTAATTCTAATGCTTGTTTCTTTGTAACTCCGTACATAACGGAAAGAAAATGTTGAATGGTTTCGTGCATTGCCGAACCAAATATAGTATGAATGTTTGCAGATGATTCACCTAATTTATCAATATAACTTAGTTTGAATTGTTGTTGACAACTTGTCCACATTCCATACTGACTATAACTT